TTTGCTAATTAATCCAGCGACGGAATTTGCACCACTGGCGATTGCGGGTATTGCCTTCTGTTGCAAAAATGTCCCAGCGCCACCGATTAGATTACCAGCGCTCGACACGAACTTTTTAAAACCTCTTGATATTCCTCGTCCTATACCTTGAAAAAACGATTTTATACCCATGCTATACATATCGCCTATATTTAAAATTATTTAGGTGCGGGAATTTGTGCATTCAGTAATATCTGTTCTAAATCTTTTCGTTGTTGCGTTATTAAACTCGGTGCCTCCTCGGGAAAGTTCTTTTCTGTAAAGTCCACACGTAAGACAATAAACCAGTCAGGCCGTCCTACTAAATCCAATGGGCTATAATCGTCGTTTAATAATCGAACTCTTACATATGTTAATTCCCGATTGGAAATTTGAGAAAAAAAAGGCGTAGCATTGAAATATTGCAGGATTTTCTGTGTTCCACAAGTGATGGGAATACGTGCAAGTGTTGCGCCGTTGGATCCACTATTGTCTCGGTTTGGTGTTTGGACATTTTCCAACTGGATAATTATGCCTAACGTAGATGGTAGATTAACAACGCTTAAATTGGTGTATGGGCTTGAATAAGTCCCAGCAACAAAACCCAAGTTCTTGCCTGTGGTCGTAGAGTTGATTGTGAATGAACCAGCGGTTGCAGTTGTGGTAATAAGATTTGTATTAGCACTATACGTGAATGTAATGCTATATGTTGTATAAAATGCATTCAAAAGCGTGATAATATCCGCAATAACATAATTACCCGCAGGGATAGTATAAGAGTTTCCATTTATGGAAATTGTGTCGTTCTTGGAATTAACCATATTTATGCTTACGGGTATACTGGCCTGTTCCAAGCCAATTACGAAATGAGATTTGTCCGCATTGCTTAATAAAAGCGGTTGAAAATAAAAAGATATATCGGTATTAAGTGTATTAGAATTTAACACTAAACTACTACCTTGACTTGATAAAAATATCTTGGTAGAACTATGTGTTAGTGGATTACTCATCTATATATAAAGATATATATTTTTTTACGAAACCCGTCTAATATATTGTTTGGGCTTTTGTTGGACTGGTTCTACGGGCTTGGGCGGTGGCTCGGGAATTGGTGGCGGTGGCTCGGGTTTGGGTGTGGCCTTGTGTTTCTTGTTCTTGATAATAATAACGGGTTGGTCGTCGTCATCACTATCACTATCGTCTTGGAACTGAATAATCGTGGGCTTGGCTTTCTTTTTCGTCTTGGGAATACGTGGAATAACCAAAGGTTCGGTCTCGGGCTTCTCACGTGCGGGCAGTAGCTTTTCCTCCTCGTCCTTTTCTTTTTGCTTGGTCTCGGCCCGAACCTGTCGGGCTTTTGCAAGTGCGTCCAGTTGGCGTTGCGTCGCTTGGCGCTTGGGCTTTTCAATCGTGTCGGTGCGCTCGGTAATCTCAAACAAGGTCTGTTCTTCACAATCTGTGTCCATTATATACATAGACATAGATTTTATTTTATCCAATATTTATCGCTAAACGTGCATTTAAATCGGGTTTCAATTCATCGATGTAATGTTGTTCACGTATTCGCCGTTCCACAGCGTTGTCGCTCTCAAATGTTTCAAGCGCTTCCATCTCCCACTCCTTAAACCCGCCATTACCAAGTATGCATTTGTAGATCTTGCGGTTTGGTGCCTCGTATGACTTGCTCTTGTGTTTCTCTAATCTGTATTTCATTGTTTTGGTTGTAGAACCTACATAAAAGGAATTGCAACTTTTGCTAAACAATCGGTAAATGATTATCATTCTATTTTATCCAAAGAAAAGAAATTAGCGATTATCAACAAATAGCTTTAATTCGTCGATTACATCAAGTAATTGGCCACGTGCGTATTCATCAATTGTTTCATAGTTGTGAATGCACCCACACAAGAATGCTTTATGATCATCAGGAAAGCAAGGCGTATTGTTCACAACAAGCATAAATACACGTTTCATATCGTCAGGTATGGTGTCGGCAAAAAAACGCCTATTAAGCGTCAAATGTTTTTCTGTTGCGGTCATATATACTTAATCAATATTTTATTTCACTAAATGTTCTTTATCTATTTTGTATGCTTTTGATGATGGGTCCAAGACGGCGTAGACACGTGCAATTGCCCATTGTTCTTTGGATTTCACTTGTGGGCGAACAGATGTAGGATTTGTTTTGTAAGCGCCGATGCCTTTATTGTAGATGATTTGTAAGTGGTTTAATTTGTAGCCCGTTATTTTGGATATTTCCGCTAATGAGTGGCTTTCATCTTTCTTAAACCCGTATTTGATGTTAAATTTCTGTTTGTAAGTTAGAACCATTATGTAATATATTAATATTTTTATTCAGTTCAACCAAGTAATATCTCGCTCCAAATTAATTTTCCAACAATAATAGAAACAATCAAAATTACACACTCGTTTTTGGTCTTTTACTATTTCACCATTAACTAATTTATCAAACTGAATTCTTTTTCGTGGTATTATAATCTGTAAGTGATCTTCTGTATCACAAAATAGTTTTCTAAAATATTGTGTATTTATTTTAGACGACGGACATATTAAAATGAAAGGTTTATTTAACTCCTTTAATCGTATCAATACTTCGGGAACTTTTGTAAATGGTGGATTACTTACAATAATATCTCCTTTATCATTTTCAAAGAAATCAATGTCTTCGTGTATAACATTAAAACCCAATTTTTCTAAATGTGAACCACTTGATCCATCGCCATAGAATGCTTCCCATATTACTTGGTCCTTTGGAATATATTGTTTGATATTATCCCAAGCAGAGAATGGCGTCATATAATCGTCGTTTTTAGTAAAAGTTTTGGTGTGAAACCCAGCCATTATATAGTATGTTTATATTTTCTTTTCAAATCAATTTCTTATTCGTCATCGGTCTCATTAGTATCATTTTCATTTCCTATTTTCGCCCGACAGATTGGACATTTCAAATATCCATTCATATTGGTAATGCATCTACCACACATAACGTGGTTGCATTTTGAAACGTGTGTTTTCGTGGGTTCATAGCATATACAACACTCACTAATACCTCTACTTTGCGTTGCTTTACCCAATGTGGCCAACTTAAACATTGCCTTGTGTGGTTGGTTTGGGATTTTCGCCAATGTAAAATGGCCCTCGTAATTGTTATATTTATAATTTGTAATGCTTTCAAATAACTTTTCAATGGCCTCTTTAATACCTTGCTTTGTAAAACACGTGATGAATGGTCCTTTTTCCATTACTATTAAATCTTGGACACGATTTGGACAGAACCAACTGATATTGTCGCTATATTCGCAATTGCGTAAGATGATAAGCAACGATATTTTATGATAAAATATTCTTACCATTATCATCTCTAATCTTACACCATCGATACTACTAATTGGTAATTCAAGATCGATACTTGATTTGGCGTTTTCATCTTTATCATTTATCACAGCTATATATTGACCCATTGTCCACTCGGTTATTTCGTCAATTGCCTCTTGGTTCATTTTGCTTGTGTATTTGCTATAATAATATGCAATATAAAACAATCAATTTTTTACAATCAATTTTTTTTAGAATTGAATAAAAATTGAAACAAAAAAGGCAAGTGCCTCATTTTTATTTTGTTTTTATTTTAATACTCGAAACTCAATGGGTTTGCGCCCATTTTCATAAGTTTGGCTTTCATAACGCCACAGATTACTTCATACTCTCTATCACTAAATTTCATATACTCCGCTTCCGCTTCATACGGGAATATGAAAACACAATCTCCGCTGATGGTCTGTTCCAACAGCTCGGTTGCTAATGGATTAATATTCGCCCAATCAAAAGAGTTCTTTTTAACTCCCAAACAAATTGACTTCTTATAAAAGAACGGACAACTTAATTCATTGCTCATCATCTCCTCATCTGTAATTTTTGTTTTGGTAAGAACCCATCTATAAAAACCTCCACCTCCTTCCACTTCACCATGTGGATATGTCTTGATAATAGTTAATGCGTTCATTTTACTTGTTTTGATGCTATTAGAACTGGGTTGTAAATTGATTTCAATTTTTTTTTCAAATCAATTTTTTTTTGTATTCATATATAAATGGACGACATAGACAGCGTTTTAGAACGAATAAGAGAAAATTCTGTTTCACAATCCATATTACATAAGAAAACATATTTATCACTGAAAGAGCGTCTCAAATGGTTCAAAATTCCAATAATTTTGTTGTCGGCGTTAAATAGCGTATTCAGCATTGGTTTACAGCCATTTATGCAACAAGGCATTATCAGTGTGGTGAACTCATTGATTGCACTATTATGCGGTATAATCGGGTCAGTAGAACTCTATTTGCAAATCAACAAACAGATGGAACAGACACTGATTTCGTCAAAGGATTTCTACGTGTTGGCCACGGATATTTACAAGTTCTTGGCGTTGAAACCCGAAAACCGCCCGATTGCGCAAAAGATATTTATCGATGATACATATAACAGGTATATAAAACTTGTTCAATCTTCTCTTTTGTTAAACAAAAAGGTTGATGATAAGATGACCAATTATAAACTGGTTGAGATGAATGGTGTGGTTCAAAGTGGTTCGTTATTAGAGTTGGGCGGGGAAACGCCGTCAGCAAGTGATGAAAGTGTTTAGCAGGTTCGTGTTGACGACGCAAAAAAGATAAATAGGATAAATAATAGTGTTATTGTTTCCATTTTTTCTGTTGCTATATATAAATGAAGATAGAAGAAAT